CAAGCAGCCCCGATACAGGAGAAGCAAGCATGGGATCGAGTTAGCAACGCATCACGCGTTGGAGACACAACTGAAGCGACGGTTGACTACAGCACTAGAATTGCAAACGCTAAATCCGAAAGAGAAGTAATGGAATTGTTGGCTCAAGCAAGAATGAATCAAATCAACAATTAACCAATTCTTTAAGGAGAATTAAAACATGGCAGGCGAAACAACAACCTCGTCCTTGTCTATCGACCAGGTGGCGTTTGACCGTCTTGCGTATTTCGCATTGCGTTCAGAACTTCTTTTCGATCAGGCAGCGGACGTACAACCAGTAGCACAGGCAATGCCTGGTACTGGAGTTACATTCACAATCTTCGCAGACATCGCAGCAGCGACATCTACGTTGAACGAAGTAACTGACGTAACCCCAACAGCGCTCTCGGACAGTCAGGTAACAGTTACCTTGGCTGAATACGGCAACGCAGTTGTTACAACAGCAAAACTCCGTGGCACAGCATTCTTGGATGTTGACTCGGCAGCAGCAAACATCATCGGATACAACGCTGGCGATTCAATCGACCAAGTTGTCCGTGAAGTTCTTGCCGCAGGAACCAACGTAGCTTACGCAACTGGTGGCGCATCAGCTCCATCAAGCCGTGTAACTATGGCTGTTGACGACATCTTGGTAGCAAACGACATCCGTAAGCAGGTAGCTGCTTTGCGTGGTGCAAACGTTGCAACCTTCAATGGTTCGTACATTGGCTTTATTCACCCAGACGTGTCGTACGACTTCCGTTCGAACACAGACGTAGCAGCATGGCGTACACCAGCCAACTACGTGGATCCAACTGGTATCTACAATGGCGAGATCGGCTTGTTTGAGTCGGTACGTTTCATTGAGACACCACGTGCCAAGGTATTCACTAACGCTTTCAACGGCGCAGGTGCAACTGGTACGGGAGACTCGTATGCAACTCTTATCATGGGTCGTCAGGCTCTTGCTAAGGCGTTCAGCACACAAGATGGCAATGGCGCAGTACCGAAGATCGTCCGTGGCAATGTCACAGACATCTTGATGCGTTTGCAACCACTTGGTTGGTACTGGCTCGGCGGCTATGGTCGCTTCCGCGAGGCTTCGCTTCGTCGAATCGAGTCATCGTCAAGCATTGGTGCTAACAGCGTCTAATAATTAATTAGTAGGGCCTCCCCGTCATGAAAGGCGGGGGGGCTTTGCTATACTTTTACTAACGAAAGGTTTGTATGTCAATTTCTAATTATGCTGAACTGAAAATCTTAGAGCACACCACAGGTAAAACTGCTTGGACTATGCCAACGAATGTGTATGTCAAGTTGCATCTTGGTGATCCTGGTGAGGCTGCTACTTCTAATGCTGCTGTTGAAGCAACTCGTAAAGTTTCTGCTTGGGCTACAGCGGCTTCGGGCGCTATTGCAACAAGCTCAACTATTGAGTGGACTAACGTTTCTACTACAGAAACTTATACACATTGGTCGTTGTGGGATGCGTCAACTGGTGGTAATGCTTTGTGGACTGGTGCATTGTCAGCATCGGCTGCTGTAACTGCTGGCGATACTTTCCAAATTACTACACTAACCCTGTCTCTCGATTAGTCGTAGGGGGTAAACCCTATGGCTGCTTTTCAGGGCACACTTACAAAATATTCATCACCGTATAGACCTGCAACGGGTCTATATATTGGTGCGTTAATATTTCAATTAACTGCTACTGGTTCTGGTGTTGGTACAGAGACTGCAGATAAACTTGTAATAAAAGCAAAGTCTGGTACTGGGTCGGGAACTGGAACCGAATTAGCTTATGGTGTACGTGTAGTACTACGTACCGCTACAGGATCTGGTGTTGGTACCGAAGTAACTGTTTCGGGACCTACTCAACTACGTATTGGTAAATTAACCGATTATTCGTTCCCATATTTAACTGGTGGTGCTTATTATGTAGGTGCACCTATAACACAAACAGCTGCTACTGGTTCTGGTCTTGGTACGGAAACCGCAATTGCGTTTACAACAAAAGCAAAACTTGGTACTGGTTCAGGAACTGGAACTGAGTCGGCTTCTGGGGTACGAATAGTATTACGTACAGCTACGGGGTCTGGTGTTGGCGCTGATAGCGCAATAACTTCTGGTTCTAACCAGTTACGTCTTACTGGGTTAACTGACTATTCGTTCCCATATTTAACTGGTGGTCGTTACTACTTAGGTCCTGCAGTATATGCAAGGACTGCTACTGGTTCTGGTGTTGGCACAGAAACAGCAACTGGATTACTTATAGTTATTCGTACTGCTACAGGTAGTGGTACAGCAGGTGAATCAACAAGCACAACCAAAGAAGTTTTGGCTCGCACCGCCACAGGATCTGGCACGGGTTCTGGTGACGCAGACCCATTTTTGTTCCTTATCAGATCAGCAACGGGTAGCGGTACTGGAACTTCTTCAACAGTATTTATTCGTGGTTTAGTAAGGAACGCTACAGGTAGTGGACTTGGTACTGAAACAGCTACAGCGATAGAACTCCTACCAAGAACAGCAACAGGGTCTGGTCTTGGCACCGAGACTGCCACCAGAATTGTTGTAGCGCTCCGTACGGCGACAGGATCAGGTGTTGGTACCGAGACAGCCAGCGGTATCGAATCGCTTCCTAGAACAGCTACAGGCTCTGGTGTGGGTTCCGTAAGTGAGAACGCTACATGGGTTAAGTCTCGTATGTTTAGGGTTCCACAAACTACAAACTTTGCTTTTGTTCAATCGTATCCAGATGTTACGTATCAAGCAAAACAAAGATTGTTTGCTCGTCTACCTAACGGGGTGCGAGTAGAAAATCTCTTTGAATTACAAGATGGTTCATATACAATTAATGATCCAAGAGACGGTACCGTAGTTAGGGTTTATCTTGGGTCGCATGTAATTCCATTAACGGATGAAGAAGTGGCAGATCTAACAGCAGCTGGATACGGAGCGTACATAACGTGAAGCATGCAGAAACCCATCCCGATTTAGATGTTGATGGTTGCTTTGGTTGTCGCATTGCGAATATTCGCATGGGCACTAATAGCACCACAACTCGTGGGAAGCAAGTAGAGCAAACAAATAAGGTAGAACGAAACTGGCAGAAAGATATGCCAGCTTATAAGCGTTTAAGGAAGGAAGGTTTGCAACCAAAACGAATTGATGGTTCAGCCGAAGTTGAAAAAAAAGCAGAACATAAATGGCAAGTCGAGACAGGGATAGGTATTAAATGAAAAGCAAATCTAAGGTAAATGCTGCTGGTAACTACACAAAACCAGCAATGCGCAAAAGATTGTTTAACAAAATTAAAGCTGGTTCTAAAGGTGGGGACCCTGGTGAATGGTCTGCACGTAAAGCACAATTGCTTGCAAGTGAATACAAAAAAGCTGGTGGGGGATACAAGTAGTGGCGCTTGCTAAATCCCAACAATCTTTAAAGAAGTGGACCCAAGAAAAATGGAGAACTTCTGACGGTAAACCTTCTAAGGGAAAGAAACGTTACCTACCTTCAGCAGCTTGGAATGCTTTAACACCCGCAGAAAAAGCAGCAACAAATAAAGCCAAAGCTGCTGGCAATGCAAAGGGCAAACAGTTTGTTAAACAACCTAAAAACATCGCAAAAAAAACAGCAAAGTACAGAGGAAAATAAATGGCTAAATCACCAGCATGGCAACGCAAAGAAGGAAAGAATCCTGCGGGCGGACTCAATGCAAAAGGTCGTGCATCATACAAAGGTGGGACATTGAAAGCACCTGTTAAAGCAGGAGACAATCCACGTCGAGCATCATTCCTCGCACGCATGGGAAACATGCCAGGACCTGAACGAGATGAAAAAGGTAGACCAACAAGACTGCTATTATCTTTACAGGCTTGGGGTGCTTCGTCTAAAGCGGATGCACGGTCTAAGGCTAAAGCAATATCCGCACGAAACAAGAACAAGAAAGGCAAGTAATGCCAAAAGTAGGAAAAAAGGAATTCGCTTACACCCCAAAAGGTATGGCGATGGCTAAGAAAGAAAAGATGAAGATGAAGATGAAAGCTAAGAAAAAGAAGTAATGACAACAGCAGCAACGGTAATTAATAAAACGTTGCGGCAACTTCTATCTGGAACGGTGGAGGCCCGCAACAAGTTGGCCTCTACCGTAAACAGTTCTGCCACTAGTATTGTTTGCACTTATGCCCTTGAGGGGTTGCGTGCTGGACAAATTTTTGAAATTGAATCTGAAGTATTTTATATTTGGGCTGTAGATGTACCTACAAAAACTCTAACCGTAGAGCGCGGGTTTAATGGAACTACTGCAGCTGCACATACTGCTGGCGCAATAGTCACGGTAAACCCTAGGTTCCCTAGAGCTCAAGTTCTTGAGGCCATCAACGATGAAGTCTTGGATCTATCGTCACCAGTTAATGGATTGTTCCAAGTTAAAACTTTTAACCAAACATACAACGGTACAGACAGAATGGTTAACTTAACATCAGCTACTGATGTCATAGATGTTCTCAATGTATCTGTTCGTTATCTTACCGACGATTACCCAGTAGCTCGCAAGGTAAAACTTGTTCGAGATCTACCAACCGATGACTTTGCTTCTTCCTTTGCTCTTAAGTTTGACCAAGCTGTATACCCTGGCAGACTTCGTGTTGTCTACAAAGCGCCATACACTTCAGTTACTACTGAAGCAACCAACCTTAATACAGATTGCGGCATACAAGAATCAGTAGAAGATATTGTTGTTGTGGGTACGCAACTTAGATTGATGGCACCACGGGAAATTAAACGCAACTTTATTGAATCACAAGGTGATACTCGTAGAGCAGAAGAAGTTGCATCAGGCGCAATTACCAACTCCGCAACAGCACTAAGACAATTACGGAGAGACAGAATCATTGCGGAGGCTGCTCGCTTAATGCGGTCATACCCAACATTCTTGACAAGGGAATGATCCGTGTCTTTAGTACTACGGTATACGGATGCCTACTATCCAGCCGTTCCTTACTTTGCAGGAAAGGAAAGTAGTTCTTTGGTTCCAGATATTTTTCCTGTTGCAATTGACTCAAGGCCATTTCTTGTAGATTCCAAATCAAATATGTTCTCGCGTGGGTTTGAACCTAGGGTTCGAGATTCGGTTGACCAATCAACGACACCTGGCGAAGCAGCAATTAACCCACAGGGTTTGTGGCGTCGCGGTGAATCATCATGGCATCTTGGTGCTGGGCAGAAGTATGCCGATACAGCAGAAGCACAAGACTATAGGTTTTACACAAGTCAAGGAATTGATCCATGGACCAAAGGTCAGATTTCATTGTTGAAGACTGTGGCTTTGTCAAAGTCAGCTACTGGCACCAACTTAAAAATTGCTACAACTGACACAGAAGTTTATTTCTTGGATGGTACAAGTCTTTACTATTCAACGAATCCGTATGCATCAAGTCCAACATGGACAGCTGTAACTGGACTACCTACTGGTACGCCACGCGACATGGTTAGTGACGGATCATCTGTTTATCTAACATACCCAGGCACAACTAATTCGTATGGATTATGGAAAGTACCTTCAAGTCACACACCAGTCAACGTTGCTTATGGTCAAGAGTTTGGCTACGTGGATTTGTCAAAAGGATTTTTTATTGTTACTGGCGGTAATAGTGCAAACCATCACAAGCTTTACTACAATCCTAAAGGCAACGTAGGAGCTGCGGACTACACACATCCACTAACTGACTGGGGTTGGTTAGGTTCATCATCTGGCCCTAACGCTATTTACGCAGCTGGATCTACAGGCAATCGTGGGGCAATTTACAAGATTACAATTTCTAGTGCTGCAGTACTGGACACACCTGTGGTCGCACTTGATTTACCGATTGGAGAAATCCCAACACATCTCGGTTC